CGCCTGCCCGGCTCGATCAACATGAAGCCCGGCCGCAACAGCTTTGCCGCCCGGCTGGTCGAGTTTCACCCCGAGAACCAGTACACGCTCGCGCAGATTTGCGAGGCCCTAGGCGTCGTGCCAGCCGAGGCGGCTGCCGCGTTCAAGCCCATCCGCGTCTCAGACGACGGCGCCGACGACGTGCTGGCTTGGCTCTCCGACCAAGGCTTGGTGCTGTCCAAGCCCAACGGCGAGGGCTGGGCCGGCGTCATCTGCCCTAACAGCGCCCAGCACAGCGACGGCAACCCCGAGGGGCGTTATAACCCCTCCATGCGGGCGTTTTGCTGCCTGCACAGCCACTGCATCGACCTAGACAGTAGCACGTTCTTGCAGTGGGTTGGCGAGCAGGGCGGCCCGCACCATGCGCCCGGCCTGCGCGATGAGCTGCTGGCTAACATGATGACCGACGCCCTTGGCAAGCTCCACCCGACCGAGCAGTTTCCCAACGAGGCCGCCCGCGTGATCGCCGAGGTTGAGCGCAAGGAGTTGGGCCGCGTCGAGCGCGCGCAGTGGTACGAGCGCTTCGCCTACATTCAGGAGGGCGATCTGTACTTCGACATGATCGACCGCCGCGAGGTCAGCCGAAAGACCTTCAACGCCCTCTTTCGTCACATCGAATGCCGCAGCATCCACGGCAAAAGGCCCAAGGTCGAGGCCAGCATTTGCTTTGACGAGAACCGCCAGGCCATGGGCGCTCGGTCCCTGGTCGGCGTCACGTACGCGGCCGGCGAGGGGCTGCTGGTGGCCCGCGATGGTGACGTGTACGGCAATCGCTGGCGCGACGCCCGCCCGGCCATCGTGGCCGACGCCAAGGCTAACGTTCGCCCCTGGCTGGAGCACTGCGAGGCGCTCATCCCCGAGGCGTCTGAGCGCGAGCATATTTTTAACGTGATGGCTTACAAGGTCCAGCACCCCGAGGTGAAGATCAATCACGCTGTGCTGCATGGCGGCGATCAGGGCTGTGGCAAGGATACGCTCTGGGCCCCGTTCATCTGGGCGGTCTGCGGGCCGCAGTTCAAGAACCGGGGCTTGCTCGATAACGATACGCTGGGCTCCCAGTGGGGCTATCAGCTGGAATCGGAAGTGTTGATCTTGAATGAGCTGAAAGAGCCCGAGGCCAAGGACCGTCGGGCGCTGGCTAACAAGCTCAAGCCGATCATCGCAGCGCCCCCGGAGATGCTTACGATCAACCGCAAGGGTCTGCACCCGTATGACATGCTGAACCGCATGTTCGTGCTGGCCTTTAGCAATGACCCCGTGCCGATTTCGCTCGACTCCCAGGATCGCCGGTGGTTTTGCGTTTGGTCCGCAGCGCCTCGGATGGCCCCAGACGCTGCCGCGCGGCTGTGGGGTTGGTACAAGTCCGGCGGTTACGAGGCCATTGCCGCCTGGCTGAAAGCGCGGGACGTCTCGGCGTTTAACCCGTCCGCAGCGCCGGCCTGGACTGAATTCAAGTCCAATCTGGTCGAGCACGGCATGTCCATCGCTGAATCGTACCTCGTGGAGCTTATGCGCGGCCGTAGGGGCGAGTTTTCCAAGGGTGTGGTGGGTAGCCCATTCCACAGCCTTTGCGACCGTCTGGCGGCCGGCGCGCCCTCTGGCGTGAAAGTGCCCCAGGCTGCGCTCTTGCATGCGCTTAAAGAGGCTGGCTGGATCGACTGCGGCCGGATCAAATCGCGCGCCAACGATACCCGCAAACATGTGTTTTGCGCGCCTGATATGCAACTACACAGCAAGTCCGAATTGCGCGATTTGGTCGAGGACGCCGCGTCGCCGCTTATGGTGCGGGTGAAATAAAGAAAACCCCCACGGGCTTGTGGCCGGTGGGGGTCAAGGGCAACTGCGTTACAGGTCGAAGAAGACCGCTAGCAGTGCGGCGATGATACCGCAGATCAGGATTGCGCCCATGCCGCGTCCTCCTCGATTGCATTGATCGTGCCGGGCGATAGCAGGGGCAAAATATCAACCCCTGCCACTTTGGCGCTGATCAGATACGCGGCCGGCGGAAACGGCGGGTTGATTTCGTCGGCCGTCTGGCCGGGATCGTACTCTAGCTCGCAATCGAGCCCGATCCCTTCGCCGTGCTCATAGTGGTGGCTTATTGTTCGCATGGCAGGGCCTCAACTTCAGGGATTGATGGGTCCAGCATGGCCGCCGGTCGGTCGGCGTGCTCATAGTTGACTTTGGCAAGGCGCAGCCTATCGTTTAGAACAGCATAAGCGCCGATGTAATCGGCAGTGCTCATGCCTGGCTCAAAAACGGGATAGGACCGTTTGTTGCTATCGTGCTTAGGGTTGCCCTTGTCCTTAGGCAGTTTGCGCCCTTTGGCGCCTTTGCTCTTGTCAATGAGCGCCAGTAGTTCGCGCGTGGGCTCGGCGTTTTGGGGCTGGACGGTAAACGTGGCGCGGTTGTGTGTGATGGTAATCATAGGGTTAGTCTCCAATGGCTTTGGTGATGGCTGCGCGGGCTTGGTTGAACCAGTCCGGCCGGGCGTCGCGTGGCGCGTCTTTCATGGGCGCAGCCCATTGAACCGCGGATTCAAGCGCGGCCAGCAAGTCCGGCGCGGCCGCAATTAACTGCGCGTCGCGTCGGTTAATCGTTTTGGTAAGTTCGACGTCTCCGGCGCCGGCCACGTAGCCGTTTTCAGATGCAGTGAACCACCATTTCAGATGCATTTCAGATGGGCTCATGTCTCGATGTTCCTTGCGATGATGTACTGATCGACCGCGTCGGCGACGTCGGTCCCGAAAAAATAATAGTACTTGGCCGCGTCCCAATCAATGCGGCCGGCCAGGCGCGGCACGCGGGTTAGCAGCGCGTCCGTAAACGCGGCCAACCAATCCGCTTGTCGCTGTGCTTTGGTTTGTCCGAAATGGCGTTTCATGCTTTCATGCTCCAAAAATAGATAGCGAAGGGCGCGCCGATGAGCGCGGCGAGGATGAGGGCTTGCAGGAAGTCCAGCGCGGCGCTGGCGCGGCGCACGGGACGGGGCTCATAGTGTTGGCGCATGGTCACATCCCCACCATGGCCGCGCGGATGCTGGAGACGCTGTAGGGGGCACCGTCGGGGGTTTTGGTTATGCCCCAATCGCGCAGCTCTAGCAGCATGCCATTGGCGCATTGATCGCGCTTTCCGGCGTAGCCCTTGAGGCAGGCGCGCGCAAGCCTGTACAGCCCTTCGTCATTGTTGATCCAGAGACTGACGTTCCAGTGGTTCCAGTTTTTGTGTCCGTTGAATTTGCTCATGATGTGTACTCCAGTGGGCTAAGGGTTAGACGTTGACGGCGGCGGCAAAGTTAGGCGCCTGACCGGCGTAGCCTGCGATGCGGAAAGAATGAAAGCCGGCCACGCTGGCTGCCGCTTTAACGCGCTCGATGTTCGCTGTGGTGTTGGCGCCATCTTTGAAGCACGCCAAAAGCTCTTCCATGTAGTCGCGCGTCTCGCCTTTAGCCAGTCCATAGATCAGAATTTCTTTCATGTCGTTAGCTCCTGGTGTTGCATCGCGTCAGTGCGATGTAGAGACTGTAAGAGATTTCCTTGCAGTGGTCAAGCGTTATCGGCATAGGGATAAACCCTTACGAGCTTGGCGCGAACGTTGACGCGGAAGGCGTCGGCGCCAGCGCGCACGTATGTGACGCCCTTAGGCGTGCGCTGGTGCAGCTCGATCGCGCCAGGTAGCGACGGCGCAGCGGCCAGGCAGATAACGATCCATTGGGTGCGGCTAAGATGCCCCCGCACGTAGAGAACAGAAAGCGCTTCCTCAAGTTGCTGGCGGTTTTCAACGTGCGGAAGATGGATTAGGGGCTTTTTATGGGCCATGGCGTGCTCGATAAAGTTGAGGGAAAACTGATAGTACGACAAAACGTAGAAATACGCAAGAGCGTAAATGTAGGGGCTGTTTTGTGGGTAAGCGTGGGTTAAGAGTGGGTGATGGGAATTGGTGAGATTGTCCACGCGGTTTTCAGAGGAGAAATGTGTGGCTGTGGGTAATGTGGACTATTGGTTTGTTAATAGTTAGAGAGATAAAAAATACTGTATATATATACAGGTAAAAGGCAGTGCAATAGCCCCGCGCCCTCGACGCAACACCACGCCAAAAAAATACGCTTTTTGGGGTAGACCTCCTGTCAACCCCATTGCCCACTTGCCCACATTGACCACAAACCCCCACGCCAGCCCATGCGCTTACGCAGGCCATGCGACTTGCAACCCATGGCCCACATGGCCCACATGGCCCACATGGCTAACGGACGCATCCGACCGGCAAACCAATTGACCACATGGCCCACAGCATCCGGGCGCCTGGCCGCGCGGCAATCAAACACTTAGGTTTCTAAACTAAAAAGGCATTTTGCTTGGAGGGGGCGGGGGAGGGCCCGGAGCCGAGAGGTCACGGCAGCGGAGGGGCTACAAAAACTTTTTATTTTTTGCTATATTCGGCCCATGTTCGAAACCCTGCCTTACGAGCCGCGTCAGTTGCAAGCGACTGAAGACCGGCTGCATCGCATCTACAAGGCTGCCAAGCTTGGCCTTAAGGGTGACAACTTGGCACTGGCCGCAGGCATGCTGCCCAAGGAGTACGCCAGGCTCAAGCAGTTCGACAGCGTGGCGGAATATGCTGAGATGAAAGGCCGCGCTGATGGCGAGCTGCAAGCCAGTGAACAGCTGCACGAAGCCGCAGCGCAGGGCGACGCCAAGGCGGCGCTGGCGATCCTCCAGAACGTCCACGGCTGGGTGGCTAAGCAGGCCATCAGTGTGGATGTCAACCAGCAGATCAGCATCACGGCGGCGCTGCAAGAAGCGCAGCGACGGGTGCGGGACGTGATCGACGTCACCGACGTAAAGGCCATCAATGAAGATACTTCTATGGATCGTAGCCTTTCTGTTGGTCGTGTGGCTGATCAGCGTGCTGTTTGACAACTGATGCAAACCACACGCTACAGCGCGGAGGACGAGCAAGAGCTGATGGCTCGGTTGTGGAGCCCGGCGATCAAGGACAACCCGCTGGCGTTCGTGATGTTCGCCTACCCGTGGGGTCAGCAGGGCACGCCGCTGGAGCACTTCCATGGCCCGCGCAAATGGCAGCGCGAGGTGCTGACGACGATTGCCGAGCACATCAAGGCCAACGGCGGCAAGCTGGACTTCGACGTGCTGCGCCTGGCGGTCAGCTCGGGCCGCGGTATTGGCAAGTCGGCGTTAGTCAGTTGGATCACAGACTGGATGCTGTCCACGCGCATCGGCTCGACGACCATCATATCGGCTAACTCAGAATCACAGCTGCGCTCGATCACTTGGGCCGAGCTGACAAAGTGGCTGGCGATGTCGATCAACAGCCATTGGTTCGAGGTCAGCGCCACCAGACTGATGCCGGCCAAGTGGCTAACGGAGCTGGTCGAGCGCGACCTGAAAAAAGGCACGCGTTACTGGGGCGTTGAGGGCCGGCTGTGGTCGGCGGAAAATCCTGATGCCTACGCGGGCGTGCATAACTTTGACGGCGTGTGCGTGATATTCGACGAGGCGTCGGGTATCGACGACGCTATCTGGGCGGTGACCAGTGGATTTTTTACGGAAAACACGCCGAACCGTTTTTGGTTTGCGTTTTCCAACCCGCGCCGCAACAGCGGGTACTTTTACGAGGCGTTCAACAGCAAGCGCGAGTTCTGGTCGTCAAAAGTCGTCGATGCCAGGACGGTTGAGGGCACCGACAAGCAAGTGTACGAGCAGATCATTGCGGAGTATGGGCCCGACTCAAGCCAAGCGCATGTTGAGGTGTACGGTCAGTTCCCGAACGAAGGCGACGATCAGTTCATCAGCATCGGCGTGGTCGATCAGGCAATGAAAACGCCGCCGTACAAGGACCAGTCGGCGCCAATCGTCATCGGCGTAGACCCGGCGCGGTTCGGGGCGGACGCAACGGTCATCGCCGTGCGGCAAGGGCGCGACATCGTCAAGATCATGCGCCACCGGGGTGACGACACGATGACGGTGGTTGGGCACATCATCGATGCAATCGAGGAGTTCAAGCCGTCGCTGGTCAATATTGACGAGGGCGGCTTGGGAGCGGGCGTTGTGGACCGGCTAAAAGAGCAGCGGTTCAAGGTCAGAGGCGTCAACTTCGGCAATAAGGCCAAAAACCCCATCATGTACGGCAACAAAAGGGCTGAAATGTGGGGCGATATGCGCGATTGGCTAAAAACAGCCAGTGTACCTGTGGACAGGTTCTTGAAAAGTGACCTGATTTCGCCTAAGATGAAGCCCGATTCGCGTGGTACTATATTTCTGGAGTCCAAAAAGGACATGAAAGCCCGTGGTCTGGCCTCACCCGACGCCGCAGACGCCATCGCACTGACGTTTGCGTATCCTGTCGCCAGCCGTGAATATCGTGAGCCAAAATCACACATCCGCACTGCAAGCGGGTATAGTGGTGGGGCTACAACCAGTTGGATGGGGGCCTGAATGGCTAAAAAAGGCGTGTCTCTCAGTGTCGGACGGGGCGAAAAGCTACCCGTCAGCAAGGGCGCTGGCCTGACCGCCAAAGGCCGCGCCAAGTACAACGCTGCCACCGGCTCCAACCTCAAGCCTCCGGCTCCAAACCCCAAGACTAAAGCCGACGCTGCACGGAAGGCATCATTTTGTGGGCGTATGGAAGGGGTCGTCAAGCACGCCAAAGGCGACGCCGAGCGGGCTAAGGCATCACTCAAACGCTGGAAGTGCTGATTATGGCTACAAAACCCGGACTTTACGCTAATATTGCAGCTAAACGTGAGCGCATTAAGGCCGGCAGCGGTGAGAAAATGCGAAAACCGGGCAGCAAGGGTGCTCCCACCGACAAAGCGTTCCGCGAGTCGGCGAAAACGGCCAAGAAAGGTAAATGATGCCTCTCGTCAAGTCAAAATCCCCCGAAGCCTTTCGCAAGAACATCAAGGCTGAAGTCAAGAGCGGAAAACCAGTGAAACAAAGTGTGGCAATTGCCTACGCTGTCAAACGTGCAGCGGCTAAATCTACCCCCCGGAGTAAGAAATGAGCAAACACCTCGAACCCATCAGCAAACTCAACGCCCGCGAGCCGAAAATCTCCGGCGGCGGTATGCCCGACCGCAACAAGGAGACGTACTCCAAGATGCCGGGCATGGGCTGCCACGGTAGCATCCCCAGCGGCACCAACGTCAAGGCGACGGTTGCCAAGGTACTGAGCAAGATCAAGTAAACCATGCCGCAAGACTACACAGGAGTCGTCGCTGCCGGTGCGGTCAGTGAAGGCGGCTCGGCCAAGGACAAAAGCGACGCTGATGTCCTCTCGACCGCCCGCTCCCGCCTGGACATGGCGATTTCTGCGTTGTCGGAGTCGCGTGAAGATGAGTTGGACGACCTGCGGTTCTACGCTGGCTCGCCCGACAACCACTGGCAGTGGCCCGCTGATGTGCTGGCAACCCGTGGTGCGGTCCAAGGGCAGACAATCAACGCTCGCCCCTGTCTGACCATCAACAAGCTGCCGCAGCACGTCCACCAGGTCACCAACGAGCAGCGCCTGAACCGCCCGCAGCCCAAGGTCATCCCGGTTGATGACAAGGCTGACGTTGAGGTGGCAGAGATTTTCAACGGCGTCATCCGGCACATCGAATACATCAGCGACGCCGACGTAGCCTATGATACCGCGTGCGAAAACCAAGTCGCTTACGGCGAAGGTTACGTGCGTATTTTGACCGAGTACTGCGACGCAGACACGTTCAATCAGGACATCAAGATCGGGCGCATCAGGAACAGCTTCAGCGTCTACATGGACCCGCTGATCCAAGACCCGTGCGGCTCTGACGCTCGCTGGTGCTTTATCACCGAGGACATCCCGCGTGACGAGTACGAGCGCCAGTTTCCCAACGCCTCGCCGCTGACCACGCTGCAAACGCTGGGCGTCGGCGACCAAGGCATCAGCCAGTGGCTCAACGAGAACACGATCCGCATCGCTGAGTACTTTTACATCGAGAACACCAAAGAGACGCTGAACCTGTATCCGGGCAACGTCACCGCGTTCCAGGGCTCGCCCGAGGACAAGATGCTGCGGATGCAGTTCGGCAAGCCCCTGCGCTCACGCCAGTCCGACCGCAAGCGCGTCAAGTGGCTCAAAATTAACGGCTACGAGGTGCTTGAGCGGGCCGACTGGGCAGGCTCGCACATCCCGGTGATTCGCTGCGTGGGCAACGAGTTTGAGGTTGAGGGTCGTCTGTACGTCAGCGGTCTGGTGCGTAACGCCAAAGACGCGCAGCGCATGTACAACTACTGGACCAGCCAGGAAGCTGAGATGCTGGCGCTGGCCCCCAAGGCCCCGTTCATCGGCTATGGCGGCCAGTTCGAGGGCTACGAGACTCAGTGGAAAACGGCCAACACGCAGAACTGGCCGTATCTTGAGGTCAATCCTGACGTCACAGACGGCGCAGGAGCCGTTTTGCCGCTGCCGCAGCGAGCAGCTCCACCGCTACCCCAAACTGGCCTCATACAGGCCAAAATGGGCGCTGCCGACGACATCAAGAGCGTCACCGGACAGTACAACGCATCGCTGGGCCAAACGTCCAACGAGCGCAGCGGCAAAGCCATTTTGGCCCGCCAGCGCGAGTCCGACACCGGCACCTACCACTACGTTGACAACTACGCCCGCATGATTCGCTACGTCGGGCGGCAGCTGGTCGATTTGATCCCAAAAATCTACGACACCGAGCGCATCGCCCGCATCATCCAAGAGGACGGCGAGTCGGGCATGGTCAAGATCAACCCGATGCAGCAAGAGCCGGTCAAGAAGATCCGCAACGAGCAGGGCATCGTGATCGACAAGATCTACAACCCCAGTGTCGGCAAGTACGACGTACGCGTCATCACCGGACCAGGCTTTCAGACCAAACGTCAGGAGTCGCTGGAGGCGATGGCTCAGTTGCTGCAAGGCAACCCGCAGCTTTGGAGCGTGGCGGGCGACCTGTTCATCAAGAACATGGACTGGCCGGGCGCTCAGGAAATGTCTAAGCGCTTTGCCAAGGTTATCGATCCGAAGATCATCGGCGACGAGGAAGACAACCCGGCGCTGGCTGCGGCCAAGCAGCAGATCGAGGCGATGAACGCCGAGATGCAGCAGATGGCGGGTATGCTTCAGAACGTGCAGAAATCGTTCGAGGCACGCGACGTGCAGATCAAGGAGTTCAAGGCCGACATCGAAGCCTACAATGCTGAAACCAAGCGGATTGCGGCAGTGCAGGCTGGCATGACCGAGCAGCAGATTCAGGACATCGCTATGGGCGTCGTGGCTGCCGCGATGGAGAGCAACGATTTGATTGCCGGACATGAACAGCGCGAAATGCCTGAGATGGGTGAAGCGCCGTCTGAGCAGCCCATGATGCCGCCTCAAGGAGCCATGCAATGAGTACCGCAGCCGACTTTGTAGGCACCCTGTTTCTGGCCCGCGACGTGGCTCACTCGGTGCATCTGAACACCAGGTCGTTTTCCAAGCACATGGCGCTCAACACGTTCTACGACAGCATCATCGACCTGGCTGATGCGTTTGCCGAGGCGTACCAAGGCCGTCATGGCCTCATCGGGCCAATCAGCCTGATGAGCGCCAAGAAGACGACCAACATCATCGAATTCCTTGAGACGTCCTTGGCCGACATCGAGGAAATGCGCTACAAGGTGGTCAAAAAAGAGGACACCTCTTTGCAGCAGTTGATCGATAATATCGTTGAACTGTACTTGACCACGCTGTACAAACTCAAATTCTTGGCATAAGGAGCCATCATGGCACTCTACAAACAAGGCAACGCCGACGCGCAGATCAAGATTGGCGGCGGCAAGCTGTACGGCATCTACATCTCCAGCACTTCCAGCGGCACGTTTGCGCTGTACGACAGCGCTGTAGCCAGCACCAGCGATCCCAAGATCGTTGCTACGGTCACGCCGACGGCTGGAACTCAGCACGTCAGTTTCCCCGCTGGCCTGTGGTTCAGCAATGGTCTGTATATCGACGTGGCAAACACCATCGAGTACACGGTCGCATACGAGTAAGGACACGACATGGCTGTCAACCTTTCCCCCGTGGGCGGCGTTGCGGCCCAGTTCTTCACAAACAGCGGCGCGGTCCTAACGGGCGGCAAGTTGTACACCTATGCTGCGGGCACCACTACACCCCAAGCCACGTACACAACCAGTGTTGGCAACATAGCGCACACCAATCCAATTGTTTTGGATGCTGCTGGCCGTGTGTCCGGTAGTGGTGAAATTTGGCTTACCAGTGGGGTGACATACAAATTTGTTTTGAAGGATTCAAATGATGTTTTGATTGCAACGTACGATAATGTTTACAGCATTAACAATCTGTCATTGCCAATAGATTCCTCGAACATTACGTACGACGCCCCATATTCTGGCGCTGTTGCGATCACGGGGGAAAACAAATTTGCCCAAACTGTCAGCGTTAAGGACTTTGGTGCAGTTGGAAACGGTGTAGTAGATGACACTGCAGCGTTTGTAAATGCTTTGGCTACAGGCATTGCAGTCTATGTGCCCACAGGCACCTATTTGATCAGCTCGGCGCTGCAAATTCCCGACAACGGGGCTATGTATGGTGACGGCTGGCAGTTGTCCAAGATCAAGTGCAAAACCAGCACGTTTACGGGCAACTTTGTCAACATGGGCGGGTATACGCGCCTTGAGAAGCTGTCGTTCATCACCGACGGGACACAAGCGGGAACCGCCATCAAGGTTTGGGATTCGGCAGATCAGTATGGCTTTACTGGCTACATCTCAATTCGGGATGTAACTATTTACGGGTTCACCAACGGCATCTACATCAACAACATCTTTTTGTTTGAGCTTCACAAAGCGCTCATTCAAAATTGCGTGTACGGCACCAAAATTTCGCCCGCCGCTAACGGAGGCGACAACGGCTACTGCACGACTTTGACGTTCAGCAGTGTTGATTGGTTCAACAACACGGTCAACGTCTACGCCAACCCAACCATCGTTACCAAGAACGTTATGTTCCGTGATTGCGGTATTGAAATGGCAAGCGGCTCTAGCTATCAAGCGTACTTGCAAAATTGCAACCCGCTGACGTTTGAAAACTGTTATTTTGAAGGCAAACCAGCCATCCCCGCGCTTCAATTGGTGAGTTGTGACACCACCATCATTGACACATTTGTCAATGACACTGGCGGCATCAATTTGGGAACTGGCTCCAATACGTTGCGCGGCATCAACATCTACGGTACTGCGTCTACGGACAAATTAATTGCCAACGGAACACTTCTTCAATATATCGATTTAAACGGTTGTAATCTTGGTTCGACAAGTGTGCTGAACGCTACGCGGATGCGGTTGTGGAACTGCTACATCGGAGGTGTTCCGTATCTCAATAGGCAGCTAAACCCCGCGTTAAATCTGACAGACAGTCTTGCCGATAACACCACTGCAATTAGCAGTGTACTGGCGTACACTCGTACAGTTACAGCTACGGTAAACGCTGGCGCAACAGTACAGCTGATCGCGGATCAATACTCTGCAAACCTGTTTGCTGACAATTTTGTGGCAGCAGTGGCAAACATCACAAATCTGTATTTGCCCGGGTTGATTTTGAGTGTGCAACCAGCCAGCACCGGAAACCAAAACTATTTCAACGTGCTTGCCACCAACACGACGGGCTCGCCCATCACTATCACCAGCGGTGCCTTGAAAGTGACTTTCATCAAAGGCACCGGGATGGCGATTTAAGGTATGGCAAACAGCAAGATTTCCGCGCTCACCGCAGCCACCACACCGCTGGATGGCACGGAAGTCTTGCCTATTGTCCAAAGCAGCACAACCAAAAAGGTTGCCAACAACGATCTTCGGCCCAAGCAGATACAGTCAAACGCCACCAGTGGTGTGATGCAGATTGTCGGCCCTGCTGCGGCATCTACGCGGGTGATGACCATCCCCGACGCCAACTTCACGGCGGCTCGCACTGACGCAGCGCAAACTTTTACTGGCGTTCAAACCTTTTCCAACGATGTGTACGTTGGCGGGGCCAGCGGAACAACGCGCAACGGCAATTTTGCCAACGGCAGCCAACTTGCCACTTTGGCCGCTACAGGCAACGGTCGAGTGTGGACAAGCATCTACAACGTATCGGCCACGAACAACGCCACAGTCGATGTGTGGCGGGCCACAGATGCTGGCGGCACGCTGCGGGGCAACAACTTCATCACCGGGCACTTTTATGTGTATGTCACAGGAGCGTCCGGCGCAAACGGTTTCACTGGCGTCTACGCCATAGCCACCAACGGGAACGGAACGGCTCAAGCAATTTTGACCGCTGTGACCACGGTGACTCGCGGCACAAGCCCCGTTACCAGTGTCCAAATAGCCGATGATGGTGCAGGAGGCGCCATCAAACTGACAATCACCTATATCAACAACTCCGGCGTAGTTACCGGGGGCAGTTCGTGGGTGACTTTTGTTGGACAAGTTTTCTAACTTGTGCGATAAGTGTATGATTTTAAAAACCTGTACCGGCCCAGTAGACCGGGGTTCCTTTGGAACATGAAATGACTGAACAAGTCCAAGAAGCCTTAGCGGAAGTTGAATCCGCGCCAGCACCCGAGGTGACGGCCACCCCGGAGAATGCACAAAACGCGCCGGAAGTAGCTGAAAGTCAACCCGAGCAGCAGCCCGAGGAGAAGAAATTCACCCAGGCTGAGATCGACGCGATGATCAGCAAGCGCCTTGCCAGAGAGCAGCGCAAATGGGAACGTGAGCAGCAGGCCAAACTTGCCCAACCGCAAGCGCCAAAGGAGATCCCGCCAATCGATCAGTTCGAGTCCCCTGATGCCTACGCGGAAGCGCTGGCGGTTAGAAAGGCCGAAGAACTGCTCGCACAGCGTGAGTTCCAGAAGCAGCAGGCTGCGATTGAGGAGGCTTACCACGAGCGTGAGGAAGAAGCCAGGGCCAAGTATGACGACTTCGAGCAAGTCGCCTACAACCCGCAGCTTCGAGTCACCGATGTGATGGCCGAGACAATCAAGGCGTCTGAAATGGGTCCAGACCTTGCCTACTGGCTGGGAACGAACCCGAAGGAAGCCGATCGCATTTCCCGTCTGGCACCTCTTTTGCAGGCTCGTGAAATTGGGAAGATCGAGGCCAAACTGGCCGCAAGTCCTCCCGCGAAACCAACTACGTCTGCGCCTGCGCCGATTACACCTGTTACCGCACGAACCAGTGGCAACCCGTCGTACGACACAACTGACCCTCGCTCCGTGAAGGCCATGAGTGCATCAGAATGGATTGAAGCTGAACGTGCCCGGCAGATGAAGAAGCTGCAAGCACAAATGAACCGCTAACCTCCGAAATCGGGTATGATTACCCGAAACTAGGAGAATGGAATGGAAAGGGACAATCAGCATCTGACACCTGACGAACTGAAGCGGCAACGCAACAGAGAAGCAGCGGCCAGATACCGAGAACGAAACCGGGAAAAGTTCAATCAGCGCATGCGCGATTGGCGAGCAGAAAACCGGGAGAAATCCCGCGAAATGTCTCGTGAATGGCGCAACCGCAAGTTGGCGATGGCGACACCTGAAGAAGCCGCTCAAATCAGAAGGGCTGAAGCAGACAAAACCAGACGCATTCAAGCGGTGTGCAGGGACCAAGTGTTTGCCGCTTACGGTGGCTACAAGTGCAACTGCTGTGGTGAAACTGAACCAATGTTTTTGTCAATTGACCACATAAACAACGATGGCGCCGCTGAACGCAAGTCAGGCAAATACAAAGGTGGAGGGTCAGCCTTCTACAATTGGCTTCGCAAGACAGGCTTCCCAGAAGGCTACCAAGTGTTGTGTATGAATTGTCAAGTGGGAAAACATAAGAACGGCGGCGTTTGTCCTCACCAAACTTCTTTGACACTGAAAGGAAATTGAAATGGCTAACTCGATTCTTACAATCGACATGATAACCCGCAAGGCGCTTGAGATCCTTGAAAACAACCTGGTGCTCACCCGTAACGTCAACCGTCAGTACGACGACAGCTTCGCTGTTGAAGGTGCCAAGATCGGTTCGACCCTGCGTATCCGTCTGCCTGACCGCGCTCTGGTCACCGACGGCGCGGCCCTGCAAGTTCAGGACGACAACGAGCAGTTCACCACCCTGACTGTTGCTTCGCAGAAGCACATCGGCGTGAACTTCACCTCTGCCGAACTGACCATGCAGTTGGACGACTTCGCAGAGCGTGTGCTCAAGCCTCGTATCAGCCAGCTGGCCTCCAGCATCGACGCTGATGTTGCCAACGCATACAAAACCATTGGTAACACTGTCGGTACTCCCGGCACCACGCCCAGCACCTCGCTGGTTCTGCTGCAAGCCCAGCAGAAACTCAACGAGAACGCTGCCGTGATGAACCCGCGCTACGCAACCGTTAACCCGGCTGCCAACGCTGGCCTGGTCGAAGGCATGAAAGGTCTGTTCAACCCGACCGACACCATTAGCCGCCAGTTCAAGAACGGCATGATGGGCATGGGCGTGTTGGGCTTTGACGAGATCAACATGTCTCAGTCGATCAAGCAGCACACCACCGGCACCCGCGCCGCCACTGGCGCTACTACCGGCGCTGCTGTGACTTCTGAAGGCGCTACCACTCTGACGCTGACTGTTGGCTCTGGTGAAACCATCGCTGTTGGCGACGTGTTCACGATTGCTGACTGCTACGCCGTGAACCCGCAGACCCGTGAGTCCACCGGCTCGCTGTTCCAGTTCGTGGCTCTGGCCTCCTCGACCAGCACCACGACCGCCACCGTGACCGTTGCGCCGATGTACTCGGCCAACCACGCGCTGGCTACCGTGAACGCTCTGCCGGCCAACAGCAAGGCTGTCGTGTTCGTGGGCGCTGCCTCGTCGCAGTACCCGCAGAACCTGGTGTACCACAAGGACGCCATCACGTTTGCCACCGCCGACCTGCTCCTGCCCCAGGGTGTGGACATGGCCGCTCGCGCTGTCCATAACGGCATCAGCCTGCGCGTTGTTCGTCAGTACGACATCAACAACGACCGTATGCCCTGCCGTATTGACGTGCTGTACGGCTTCAGCACCATCCGTCCGCAGATGGCTTGCCGTCTGTGGGGCTGATCAGTAACTCTTTGAAAGGAATTCATCATGGCTCTCCCTAATGGCGCTGGTGGTTACCAGCTTGGCGACGGTAATCTGACCGAAGCCCAACTGACCGTACAAACGATCCCCGCAACCCTGACCGCAGACACCACGCTGACTGCTGCTCAAGTGGCTGTTGGTTTGGTTGTTTGCCAAAAAGCTACGGATGCTACTTTGACTGTTACGCTGCCCACCGCAGCGTTGCTCGATGCAGCCATCCCTAGCGCAAAAGTTGGCTCGGCTTTTGATTTGACCATTTGCAACAACAACAACTCCGGCGCATCGTCTACCGTTCCTGTCACCACAGGCACCGGTATCACGATCTACGGTTCTGTCACTGTCCCGCGTTTCGGTGCGTACACGTACCGTTTCGTGAAGACCGGTGATGCTGCTTACTCAGCATTCCTTAAGTAAATAACGGGGGCTTCGGCCCCCGTTTTGAAAGGACACATCATGGCAAATAATCAACCTGTTGGCGTCGCGTATGCGGACCCTCAGTTGACCAGTGCTACCTTCACGCCTGTCGCCGTTGCCTCGCTGCCCGCAGCATCGAGCGCGATTGCCGGTATGCGTATGGCAGTGAACAACTCCAACGCCGCCCTCACGGCGGGTATTGGAGCGGTTGTTGCAGGCGGCGGCTCCAATACGGTGCCGGTGTTCTGCGACGGCACCAACTGGCGCATCGGCTGATAAAGTGGGGGCTTCGGCTCCCACTTTTACTCACATGGCAGTAATCTATCTAACGCACCCCGTTCATGGGGCCAAAGTCGCCTGCTCGGATATCGAAGCAGATTTTGACCGACAACACGGATGGGAGCGATACAATCCCGATCAGGAAATTGAGCCGGATGCCGATGTTGCTCCGGTTGCGCGGCGCGGGCGCCGCAAGAAAACCGAGGAATCGGTAGAGTCCAACGAAGGAGAGTGACATGGCGACCTACAGCGCAAACGATCAGATCAACCGAGCGTTGCGGCTGTTGGGTGTGCTGGCCGAGGGTGAGACACCTTCAGCAGCCGTGTCTCAAGACGCCCTGATGGCGTTGAACCAGATGATCGACTCGTGGAACACTGAGCGCCTTGCCGTGTTTTCCACACAGGATCAGGTTTATCTGTGGCCCACCAGCACCGTCAAACGCACGCTCGGTCCCACTGGCGATTTCGTCGGCAATCGCCCGATCTTGCTGGATGACGCGACGTATTTCCGCGACCCCAGCACCAACGTCAGCTTCGGCATCAAGATCATCAACCAGCAGCAGTACGACGGCATCGCGGTCAAGACCGTGACTTCCACGTACCCGCAGGTGATCTGGGTCAACATGACGTACCCGGACATCGAGATGTACATCTACCCGGTACCGACGAGGCTGCTTGAGTGGCACTTCGTCAGCGTCGAGGAACTGAATAAGCCCGCCGATCTGTCCACGCAGATTCTGTTCCCGCCGGGTTACCTGCGGGCGTTCACGTACAACCTGGCTTGCGAGATCGCGCCTGAGTTTGGCGTTGAGCCGTCGCCCCAGGTGCAACGCATTGCGATGTACAGCAAGCGCGACCTCAAGCGCATCAACAACCCGGATGACATCATGTCGATGCCGTACTCGCTGATCGCAACGCGCCAGCGGTTTAATGTCTACGCCGGTAACTACTGATGAAAACCCCAATCCTCGGCTCGACGTATGTGGCCCGCAGCGTCAACGCTGCGGATGCCCGCATGGTCAACCTGTATCCCGAGGTGCTGCAAGAGGGTAAAGAAGCGGCGTACTTGCAGCGTTGCCCAGGTCTGCTCACGCTTGCCAGCATCGGCGCCGGGCCGATCCGGGGCCTATGGGCGTTTTCGTCCGACAACACCGTGGCCTTCGTTGTCTCGGGAACGGAGTTGTACAAAATCAACACCAACTACACGGCCACATTGTTAGGCGTTGTTGCGGGTGCTGGACCTGTCAGTATGGCCGACAACGGCACTCAGTTGTTTATTGCGGCAAATGGGCCAAGCTACATCTACAACAATCAGACCAACGTCTTTGCACCCATCACCGACCCGGACTTCCCCGGCGCGGTGACCGTGGGTTATCTGGACGGCTACTTTGTCTTCAACGAGCCGAACAGCCAGAAAATCTGGGTGACTGCGCTACTTGACGGTACCTCGATTGACCCACTCGACTTTGCCAGCGCAGAAGGCTCGCCCGACGGCGTGGTGGGCATCATCGTCGATCACCGCGAAGTCTGGGTCTATGGCACCAACAGCGTCGAGGTTTGGTATGACACCGGCGCCAGCGACTTTCCGCTTCAGCGCATCCAAGGCGCGTTCAATGAGATCGGCTGTATCTCAGCCTACACCGTCGCCAAACTCGACAATGGCTTGTTTTGGCTAGGCGCTGATGCTCGCGGCCAAGGCATCGTATACCGGGCCAACGGTTACACCGGCCAACGTATCTCCACGCACGCCGTCGAATGGCACATTCAGCAGTATGGCAACCTGACCGACGCGCTGGCATACACCTACCAGCAAGACGGCCACAGCTTCTACGTTCTGATTTTCCCGAGCGCCAACACGACTTGGGTGTATGACGTAGCCACACAGGCATGGCATGAGCGGGCCGGGTGGAGCAATGGCTCGTTTACGCGCCACCGCAGCAACTGCCAGATGGCGTTCAACAATCAAATCATTGTCGGTGACTACGAGAACGGCAACATCTACGCCTTCGACATGGACACCTATGCCGACAACGGCCAGATTCAAAAGTGGCTGCGGACCTGGCGAGCACTGCCGCCCGGGCAGAACAACCTCAAGCGCACCACGCAGCACGCGATGCAGATTGACATCGAGTCGGGCGTTGGTCTGAACTTGGGTCAGGGCAGCGACCCCGAGGTGATGTTGCGCTGGTCGGACGATGGCGGCCACACCTGGTCCAATGAACATTGGTCCAAGGTAGGCAAGATCGGCGAGTTCTACCGCCGCGTGTGGTTCCGCAGGCTTGGCATGACGCTCAAGCTGCGCGACCGAGTGTACGAGTTGTCGATGACCGATCCTGTGAAGACGGCCATCATGGGCGCCGAACTGATCATCAGCCCGACCAATGCCTAATCCTAGCGCCACGCCGACGCCGATCACCCCTCCTCGGGTGGCGCTGATCGACGCGCGCACCGGGCTGATTGATCGGTCGTGGTACATGTTCTTTCTGTCGCTGTTTCGGGCAGCGCAGACAATCGACAACAACCCCGATGTCGGGCCTAGCGCCGAGTCGCTGATTGCGTCCTACGCGGCTGAATTGGAAGTGCTGACGCAGATTGTTGGCACGCAGTTCAACTCTGAGTCAATGCTGGCGTCGCTTGAGGCCGCCATCAATGTCCTGCGCGACCAGCACAATCTGCAACCGTCGCCGCAAGTCGGCGAGTTGCAGCAGCAGATCGACGCGCTGCGCCAGGAGATCCAAACCCAGCGCCAGCCGGAACTGGGCAGCATGGCTCCGCTTGAGCAGGACAACGTACCGTGGCTGACGTTCAACACCGCCCCATCGCCCGTTCCAACGGCTGTGGGCACGATGGCCTGGGACGGCGGCACGACGATGGGTTTGCAGGCTACAGCCAACGTGCTGATGCGCATCGGCGAGTCCGAGTTCGTTTACGTCAAGGCCAGCAGCGCCATCACCAAGGGCCAGTTGTGCTACCACACGGGCGCTGTGGGCGGCTCCGGCGTCATCACTGCCGCCCCTACGCCGCTGGCGCTGGCCGATCCCAATCAGATCGTCGGCGTCGCCGCCGAGTCGATTGCGCTTAACGGCTTTGGCTTGATTCAGATCAGCGGCGACTTGCGCGGCTTCAACACGACCGGCAGCAGCGTTGGCGAGACATGGGCCGATGGCGACCCGCTGTACTACAACCCCGCCTACGTCGGCAGCTTCACCAAGACCAAGCCCTCAGCCCCAAACCAGAAGACCTACATTGGTGAGGTCATCAACGCTAGCAGCGGGGGGTCTGGTTCGATCAACGTCCGCATCATCCCCGGCTCAGTGTTGGGCGGCACTGACAGCAACGTGCAATTCAGCGGGTTGGCGAACAGCGACCTGATCCAATACGACAGCACTGCTGGATACTGGAAAAACGTCCCTGCCTCGACGTTGCCGGTCGGCACGGCCACCAACATTGCAGGCGGCGCGGCAGGCTCAGTGCCGTATCAGTCCGCGCCCAGCACCACGACGTTTTTGTCTATCGGCGCTGTTGGGCGTTGGCTAGGCTCGTCTGGCACCGCACCGCAGTGGAATGCGCCTGCGGCGCTTACCAAAACCGATGACACCAACGTCACGCTGACACTGGGCGGCAGCGCGTCTACGGCGCTGCTGAACGCCGCGTCGCTGACGCTGGGCTGGACAGGTCAGCTTGCCGTCAGCCGGGGCGGCACAGGTGTTGCTACGGCCACCGCCAATACCGTGTTTGCCGGTCCGACAACTGGTGCGGCGGCAGCCCCTAGCTTCCGCGCTCTTGTCTCAGGCGACATCCCTGCGCTGTCCTATGTCAGTTCGGTGGGCGCTACGGCCCCCATCACATCAACTGGTGGCCTGACGCCGACGATTGGCGTTACCTCGGCTGCGCTAACTAAGGTAGACGACACCAACGTCACTTTGACCTTGGGTGGTTCGCCCACGACCGCTTTGCTGGCAGCTACATCCTTGACGCTGGGCTGGACAGGTCAGCTTAGTGTAGCTCGGGGCGGCACAGGCTCCTCAACGGCGGCAGGCGCGATAACCAACTTGGGCGCAACAACGGTCGGCGGCAACTTTTTTACGCTAACCAATCCTAGCGCGATCACATTTCCTCGCATCAATGCTGACAATACCGTTAGCGCTTTAACCGCTTCCGCGTTTAGAACCGCAATTGGCGCTGGTACTGGCAACGGAACAGTGACCTCCGTTAGCTGGACAGGAGGGATTGTTTCTGTTGCAACGGCCACTACAACGCCCGCGTTTACGATTGCAGGGACTTCTGGCGGCATTCCTTACTTTTCTAGCGCAAGCACTTGGGCATCTTCGGCTGCGCTTGCTGCAAATGCTATCGTTTTGGGCGGCGGCGCGGGTGCTGCTCCAGCAACCACTACGACGGGAACTGGTGTCGTTACGGCCCTTGGCGTAAACACTGGTACTGCTGGCGCGTTTGTTGTTAACGGCGGCGCGCTTGGTACGCCATCATCTGGCACCGTTACAAATCTTACCGGCACCGCTAGCATCAACATTAACGGTACTGTAGGAGCGACCACTCCTAACACGGGCGCGTTTACTTCGGTAACGTCAACCAGTGCCGCTGGCGTTTTGACTCGCGCTGCGGCTACTCAAGACGGCGTTGAAATGATTGGCCGTGCAGGTGGCACGACTTCGCTTAAAGTATCGCTGACGCCCACTACGCTGACCGCATCTCGCACTGTTACGCTGCCAGATGCAAACATCGACTTTACCGCTGGCCTTGCAGTAGCAAACGGTGGTACTGGCTCGACCACTGCAAGTGGAGCGCGTACCAATTTGGGCGCGACGACAGTTGGCAGCAATTTTTTTACGCTGACCAACCCCAGTGCCATCACTTTCCCCCGTATTAATGCTGACAACACAGTTAGCGCCTTAGATGCTGCGACTTTTCGCACCGCAATCGGCGCTGGCACAGGTAGCGGCACAGTCACATCTGTTACCGGGACATCGCCAGTTGTGTCCTCTGGTGGTACAACACCGGCGATTAGCCTTGCATCGGGTTATGGAGACACACAGAACCCATACGCCAGCAAAACTGCCAATTTTGTTTTGGCTGCACCCAACGGCAGCGCGGGCGCTCCAACTTTTCGCGCCATTGTTGCTGCTGATATTCCAACACTGAACCAAAACACCACTGGTTCGGCGGGGTACGTCGCCAACTCGGGTGGCGCCATCGCCAACATTTCGGCTCCCGGTTCGGGGACGTATAACATCCATTATTGGTACGCCAACTCAACTGAGATGGCGATTGAAACCGCATTGGCGACCAATGTTGTTGGTGGGGCCAAACTGCCAATGTATTTCACTTGGCGCGGAGGGTACGCTACTCAAGGTGGTCTTGCCATCACTGGTCCCTCTACGGCTGCGCTTGGTGGGTATCCGATCTACACCACCGCCAGTACCGTGGCAGTTGCCAACGGTGGCACGGGCGTCACCACCACGCCTACCAACGGCCAGTTGCTGATCGGTAACGGCACTGGCTACACGGTTGCCAACCTGACCGCAGGCACGGGCGTCAGCATCTCCAACTCGGCTGGTGGCATTTCGATCTCGGCCACTGGCACGGGCGGCACGGTCACCAGCGTGTCTGTCGTGTCTGCCAACGGCTTTGCCGGTACTGTGGCGACAGCGACGACCACGCCAGCGATCACCATCTCGACCAGCATCACCGGGCTGCTGTACGGCAACGGTACGGCCATCGCCGCCGCCACGGTTAGCGCACCTCTGACGTACTCGGCGGGCACCCTGGCGATCACCCAGGCCACGACCAGCACAAACGGCTATCTGAGCAGCACGGACTGGAACACGTTTAACAACAAACAGCCCGCTGGCACCTACGTTACCTCGGTCACTGGCACATCACCCGTGGCGTCCAGTGGCGGCACGACTCCGGCAATCAGTCTAGCTTCAGGCTACGGCGACACCCAAAACCCGTATGCCAGCAAGACGGCCAACACCTTTTTGGCTGCACCCAACGGGTCAGCCGGTGTGCCGACCTTTCGTGCGATTGTGGCTGCTGACATCCCGTCGCTGCCGTACCAGCCAACAGCAGCCCCAGTCACTTACACGGCCAACTTTTCCGTGGCGGCCACGGATGTCTGGATCATCAACAACAAATCCGGGTCATCCTGCACTGCCACGCTGCCAGCCGCCTCAAGCTACTCGGGTCGGGTGCTGCGGTTTCAGAACTACCAGACCCAGACCCTTGTTTCTGCCTCGTCGAACGTCGTGCAGATTGGGGGCGGCGCTGCAACCACGTCCATTTTGCTGGCAAGCGCCGGGGACCAGGCTACCCTTGTGTCCGATGGCACAAATTGGATAATGATGCAATACATCCCGAACAACATCCTACTCTTGGAGTGATACCATGACAGTCACCGTCAAAGTCCTGGTCCCGGCCAAAACGGTCGAAAACGCGCAGACCACCCAGTACACCGCCACCGGTGTCACGACCATCATCGACAAGTTCACCGCGACCAACTACAACACGGCTGCGGCGACCATCAGCGTCAACCTAGTCACGACTGCGGGCGCGGCTGGCAATGCCAACTTGATCACCAAAACCAAGACGCTCCAGCCTGCCGAGGTTTATACCTTCCCGGAACTGGTCGGCCAGGTCTTGGGGCCGGGCGACTTCATCAGTACAATCGCTGGAACTGCCAGCAGCATCAACATGCGCGTCAGCGGGCGCGAGGTGACCTGATGAAATTCATCGATCCTGAGGTTCGGCATCACTTTGGCGGCGGCGTCTACGCCAAGGAGACGTTTATCCCCGCCGACAAATGGCTTGTGCAGCATACGCACAAGTTTGACCATTTGTCCGTGCTGGCTAAAGGATCGATTGAGTTGATCGTCGATGGCGAGAAATCCGTAGTCCACGCGCCGGCTTGCGTGACGATCCAAGCAGGTAAACACCACGGCGTGCGCTCTCTAACGGATGTCGTCTGGTATTGCATTCACGCAACCGACTGCACGGACGAAGACGAAATTGACGATGTGATTATTGCACCTGTAGACTCTAAACAGGTGCGCCAGATTGCTCAGTGTTTGAGCGAAGGAGTTTGATATGCCTTGGATGATACCTGCGGCGATTATTGGCAGCTCATTGATTGGAGGCATGTCTTCGCAAGAAGCGGCCAGCACACAAGCCGGCGCAGCCGACCGCGCTGCCGAGTTGCAACGGCAGATGTTTGAGCGACAAGTTGAGCTTAGCCGCCCATACCGCGAGGCAGGCGAACGAGCGCTCAACAAGCTGATTCCACTGGCGACCGAGTACACGCCGTTTGGCACTCAGCAGTTCCAAGCCGACCCTGGCTACGCCTTCCGTCTATCTGAAGGCCAGAAGGCGCTGGAGCGGTCGGCAGCAGCACGCGGCGGCCTGTTGGGCGGCGCTACCGGCAAAGCCTTGACGCGCTACGGCCAAGAGATGGGCAGCCAAGAGTATCAGAACGCCTTCAACCGCTACCAAGCCGAGCGCCAGGCGCGGCTCAATCCGTTGCAGTCACTTGCTGGCGTCGGTCAGACGACTTCGCAGCAACTGGGCGCTGCCGGGCAAACAATGGCCTCCAACGTCGGCGAAGCAATCGGCGCTGGCGCTCAAGCTAGAGCCTCCGGCTACATGGGTGCTGCCGGCGCAATTGGTGGTGGCTTGAATCAATACCTGAATTACAGCCAGAACCAAGCGCAGAACGCGCTGCTGCGGCAAGCCATAGAAGAACGAGGCGGGTACGGCAGGTACGGCGGTTACGGTGGTGGTGGTGGCGGTATGGGCGCAGGCTATGTGCCTGGCTACGGTACGGAGTACTGATCATGGCACTTGTCAATCCTCAGATCGCAATGTCATACCGGCCGACGGTCGAGTACCAGCCGCGCAACGCGCTGGCCGAATACGCGCAAATTCAAAACATTGTCGGCGGTCAGCGTCAAGCTGAAGTAGCTGACATGCAGCTTGAGTCGCTGCGCCGCGAACGAGATGCTTTGGGGCAAATTCAAGCGGCGATTGTTGCCAAAGGCGGCCCACCGGATTTGGAGGCTGCTGCCGACGCGATGATTAAAACCGGGCGCCCTGAGTTTTTGACTCAAGGTATGGCTATCCGCACAGCCCTTCGCAATCAACGCGAGGCTGAAGCATACCGCAGGGATTATGGTGTAGGCGCCGCGCCTGCAAATGCAATGGTAGCCCCCGCCGCTGCTGCGGCGCCAACGGCGGCTCCCATGCCTCAGGGCGAACTTGTGGCCGCGCCGATTTTGCCTTCCACGGGCACTGTGCGAGAGATCGCGCCTGGTGGCGCTATGGGTGCGCCAATGCCATTGGCTGCCAATGCTTTGGCGCCTGCCGCCGCGCCAGCCGCGCCGATTAATGCATTGACTGCTGCCCCTGCTGTTGCCGCCGCCCCTGCTGCTCCAGACGCTAACGCGCTTCGACTCAGAACATTGGAAGCGCAGTACCGCCGAATCGGGAACAACCCCGAGCTGGCGAATGAAAAAGCGCTGATCCTCAAACAGATTGAAGATGTCCAAGCGACCATCCGTTCTGAAAGCGCCACGCCGACTGAAGCTAAGTTCATGCGGGTGTTGGGCATCCCGCTGACCCGCGAAGGGTTTGTAGAGTTTGAGGCGCTTAAGCAGCGTCCAGGCGAGTTTGAGCGGTTGTTGTCGCGATCTGGGCTTCCAAAAGCTGACCAGACTGCATTGATCCAGCAACGGCTGAGAAAAGAAGCCACGCACGCGCCTGGCACAACCGTTACCGTCACGCAAGAAAAGGCTGAGGCTGGCGAGTATGGAAAACTGCTGGTCGGTCAATATAAAGACGTTTCTGCTGCTGCGGCGCTGGCTACTAAATCATTGCCTGCATTGGACACGCAAGCAAAAATCCTTGATCAGGGATTTAAGACTGGATTTGGAACTGACGCTAAGGCTGCTGGCGCGTCTGTGCTTGCGGCGCTGGGAGTGCCTGAAGCAGACAAATTTGCCACCAATTCTCAAACATTTTTGGCCGCGACTCAACAAGCAGTGTTGCAACGTCAGCTTGAGCAAAAAGGTCCCCAAACCGAATCTGACGCACAGCGTATTACGCAGACCGCCGCGCAGCGCGGCAACACTGTTGACGCAAATAGGTTCCTTATTGATGTCGCCAAAGCACAGCTTCAACGCGACATAGATCAGCGCAATTTCTACGCAAGTTGGCGTGAGAAGAATAAAACCTTTAGCGGCGCTGAAGATGCTTGGTACGCGGGGCCGGGCAGTAAATCGTTGTTTGACCGGCCGGAACTTAAGAAATATGCAACGCCAGCTGGAGCAGGAGCGCCTGCTGCGCCAGCCGCAACTTCAGTACGCAGTCAAGCTGATGCAATTCTGCAAAGGAAGTAAACGATGGCTACCGCTGACGAATACGCTGCATGGATCGTAAAAAATCAATCGCTCAAAGGTACGCCTGACTTTGATACGGTCGCTAAGGCATATCAAGAAGCAAAAGCGCTTGAGTCTTCAGCCGGCGTACCTGGCCCGCGCCAGCCGCCGTCTACATTGGACGTGATTACCAGCGCGCCGTACAAAGCGCTTGCTGGTGCAGCGGACCTGTTTTTGACCGCGCCGCAGAACGTAGCTAACCTTGCCAAGATGGCGTACGGCACTGCGGTGACTGCTGCCGGTTATCCGGCTTTGGCACCTGAAGTGACCGCGCCGCGCCAGCCGGTTACTGAGGCACTTACGCGGGCGGGGCTTATCAAGCCAACGGAAGGCATGACCACGGGGCAGCGCTTTATTGACGTTGGCTTGCAAGCCGCTACTGGCGGCGCGATTTCGCCCGCAGCGTCTTTGCGCGAAGTTGGCGCCAGCGCCCTTAAAGGTTTGGCCGCAGGCACTGCTGGTCAAGCAACTACAGAAGTGACTGGCAGCCCCGTTGCGGGCATGGCCGTTTCAATGGCTACGCCAGCGGCTATGGTTTCGGCCGCGCAAGCTAAACAAGCACGTTTGCAGGCGCAGCAACAACAAAACGCTGTGCGTGACTTGACCGTTCGCCAAGGACAAGCGGAAGGCTATGTTGTTACGCCAGGCAGCATCACACCCAGCGCGCAAAACGTGCTGATTGAGCGTTTGGCTGGCAAGACCAGAACCCAACAAGAAGCAGCTTCGCAAAACCAGCAGGTCACTGATCGGCTGGCAAGGCGGGCGGTAGGTCTTGGCGAAAACGACCCGCTGACGCGCGCCAACATGCAACAGATTCGCAAAGACGAATACCAGCGCGGGTATGAGCCATTGAATAAAGCTGGCGCCATGCAGACCGATCAGCAATTTAACCAAGCACTTGACAAGGTGCTGGCGTCTTACACTGGACCGGGGCGGTCTTTCCCCGGCGCAATTCCTCAGCCAGTGCAAGATTTGGTCAACAGCTACCGCGTCGGCCAATTTAATTCGGCTGACGCCGTGAGCGCCACTCGGACGCTGCGTGAGCAGGCAAACGCCAACATCCGCGCTGGCGGCGACAACGCTTCTGTCGGCTTAGCTCAGCGAGCTATCAGCAACGCGTTAGAAGATCAGATTGAGCGTTCGCTTCAGGCGGCTAACAACCCCAACGCGCAGGCCATGCTTGACCAGTTCCGCGCCTCGCGGCAGCGTATGGCAGTCAGCCACGCAGTCGAGGACGCAATTATAGAGGGGGGCGGTTCTGTAAACGCCCGACAACTGGCGAACGATTTGCAGACGCGGAATCGCTACTTCAGCGGCGATTTGGATTTGATTGCGCGGTTTGCCAACATTGCGCGGCCTGTTATGGTGCCGCCCGGCACTATGGGCACGCCTGGTGCCGGGTCGGTATTGGGCGCGGGCTTGGGTAGCGGCGCGGGCGCTGGAACGGCCATGCTTATGGGGCTTGGCCCTGGTGGGACTTCAACTGCCGCTATGTTAGGCGCGGCGGCGCCGAGTGTAGTTTCCGCTGGCGCTCGGCGATATCTGTTGTCGCCGATGGGCCAAGAAAGAGCGTTGCCGTCCTATGATCGTTACGCTACTCAACCATTAAATAATGCGTTGCTGTCTACGTTTATGGGCATTCCAACGTACACGACGCAAAACCAAAACGCTCTCGCGCCCTAACTGCAAAATCTTGTCAATCGTCTTGAGTTCTGCACCATCGTTTGATTAAATCAGCAGCCATGGACTACCAAATTCTCTTTAACATCGCCGTGGCTGTCGCAGGGTTCTTCGGGGGCTGGACGCTTAACAGGATCTACCAGGCCATCGACCGGCTCGACAACGATGTGCGGCACATGCCGACGCATTACGTCTCGCGGGACGACTACCGCACTGACCTCAAAGAGATCCGCGACATCTTAGGCAAGATCTTTGACCGCCTAGACAACAAGGCCGACAAATGAACTTCCTGACCGCCTTCGAAAAGTTGCTCAAGCATGAAGGTGGTTTCAGCGATCACCCGGCTGACCCCGGCGGCAAGACCCGCTACGGCGTCACCGAGGCCGTCGCCCGCGAGGTCGGCTACCGCGGCGACATGCGCGAGCTGCCGCTGGACCTAGCGCAGCGCATCTACAAGGAGCGCTACTGGGACGCCGTGCAGGCCGACAACCTGCCGCCAGACATCCGCTATATCGTCTTCGACGGCGCAGTCAACTCAGGCGTCGTCCAGTCGGCCAAGTGGCTCCAGCGCGCCTGCGGCGTCAAGGACGACGGCGTGGTCGGGCCGCAGACTATCCGCGCTGCCAACTCGCTGGCCTCTGATGGCCTGAAGCGCAAGATTCTCGCGCAGCGCCTGCGCTTCATGGCGACGCTGCCCAACTGGCCGGCCTTCAGCCGTGGCTGGGCTAACCGCATCGCTGATTTGCTGGAGGCTTGACATGGACCCGCTAACCATCCTCGCAGCCCTCGGGCCGCTGGCCGTCGATCTTGGCAAATCGCTCATCGGGCGCTTCATCCAGACCGACGGCTACAAGCCCGTCAACATCGACGAGTACGTCAAGATGCGCCAGCTGGACCTTGACATGTTCAAGGCAATGAACGAGGCCGGTGGGGCCAACCCCTCATACCCTTGGGTTGAGGCTGCTGTGCGCCTTATGCGGCCCACGGTCGCCATGATTGTGCTGGGCACTTGGGCCTCGCTCAAGCTGAGCGGCCAGCCGAGCGACGCTGTTGACAACTTCGCTGCGGCTGTGGGCTTCTACCTGTTCGGGGACCGGACGCTGTTCTACAGCCGCAACAAGGCGCGGTAAGCCTCCAGCGCCGTCTTGAGGTCCTGGCGCTGCTGTTGCAGCTGGTCCTCCTGCTCACGCATTTTCAAGTAGGCGTCCTGAGCAAACTTTACCAGCGTCTCCGTCCTCCAACTTGCGAAGTCGGGCCCCTCCGTGAGGTTTTGTAGGGACGTGGCGTTCTTCTGTGGTGAATCGATGCTCATTGCCGCAGGTCCTCGATCTCTGGACGTACCCGTCCATCTGTTTCGTTAATTTCACTTCTGTCCATGTTCCGCATATCGGACATTTCATTTCGCCTCCGTTGCACGGCGTAGGTACACAGTCAAACGCTTGATCTTAACGTCATAGTACTTGCACATGGACTCAGCGTATTCCCGACCTGACTGGGCTTCCAACAACTTGCGCTTGGCTTCTTCTAGCTCCTTGAGCGCCAACGTCTCGGCGCTTGGCGGCAAAAACATCTTGAGAATCTTGTTCATTTGACTGCCTCCTTTAGTAGTTCAACTCGTTCTCGCGCTGCTCGTAGCATGGTGTAGCGCTGGTGCAGGCGCTCCAAGAACGTCACACGCTTGGCGCCTTGGCGTTCGGCCTCCAGCAGCGCCAGCACCTCATCCTCGCTTAGGATGTTTAGCTTTTTGTTTAGCTCGCGCCAATTCATCTTTTCTCTCCAGTTGGTCTAGGGATTTCTTCAGCCGCTCCAGCAAACGCTGCGACTGGTTGTACTGCCGGATGGCAATACGCAGCTGCGCCTTCGTCGAGCGTATACGGTCTTTCAGGGTGTTCATTTTTTCTCCATGTAGCAGTCAGTAGGATTAGAGCAACAGGTGTCTACCATTCCGTATGGGCAAGACGTTGGCGGCGGCAGCCTTGCTTGCAAGGCATTGATAGCAGCGCCGATTGCGTTGGTGGGCCATTGCTTGGTGTTCGCCAAGTACAGCGCGTCTAACGCTTGCTGCATAAGTTCACGATCAGTTACTTCTGCTTTTCTACGCGCTCTGAGGCGTTCGTTTTCATTGCAAAGACGTAATAACTCAAAAGCTGCGTCTTCAAGTAAACCCGATGCGTTTAGCAAGTCATTGCGTAGTTGTTCAACATAGGTCATTTCAGGCTCTCCATTGCAATATCACTGATAACCTGCTTGCTGTGCAGCGCGGCCCATATCTTCTCGTCCACCGTCTGGTTGGCGATCATGACGTAGCACCAGACATCGTGGCGCTGCCCGGATCGGTGCAGGCGTCCGTTGGCCTGCTCGAACAGCTCAAGGCTCCAGGGCAGGCTGAGCCAGACGATGTGGTGGCCGCCGTGCTGGAGGTTGAGCCCGTGCCCGGCGGACTTAGGGTGCAGGCATAGAAGGCGTACTCGTCCGGCGTTCCAGTCATCAATGCTGTCAACCGTTCGGGCGTGAGGGAAGCGTCGCTTGAGTTCATTGAATTCCTCGATGAAGTTGTAGAAGACGATTGTGTTGGCCTGCTGGTTCTCGGCCAGTAGCTCCTCCAGCCGGTCGAACTTGTGGCCGCTAAACCAGACCGGCTCTGGCGTGTAGACGAAGCCAGCCGCCATCTGCGAGAGCTTTTGCGTCACCACGGCAGCGTTGACGGCCACCGCAGTCGCATCGAGAAAGCGCGTCACGAAGTCCTTCTTCATGTCCTCGTACGGCTTGCGGTCGGGCAGGTCCATCCGCACCTCGACCGTGTGCAGCGGCGGCAGCTTGTCCTTGTACTCGCCAGGCTCCAGCACGAACGTGGCCGGCTTGATGCGGGCCATGACCTGCTCCAGCGCCCCCGGGCGCGGCTGCCAATCGTTGAACTCGCGATTGATCAGGTAGAAGTACTGCTGCTGGAACGCACCCTTGCTGCGCCCGAGCAGGCTCTGGTCGATGATCTTGCATTGCCCGAACACATCCTCCAGGCCGTTGCTGGTGAAACTGCCGGTCAGGCCCCAACGTATCTGGCAGTTCAGCACCTTGGCGAGCGCCTTGAACCTAGCGCCCGACGGGTTCTTTAGGCGCGTCAGCTCGTCGAACACCACGCCGCCAATGTGTGAAAGGTCATGCTGCGCGAGCCACTGGAGGTTGTCGTAGTTGGTGACGACGACATTAGCGCCGCTGTAAAGCGCGGTAAGACGTTGCGTCGGTGTACCGCAGGCCACCGCCATCGTCAGGCCGGGCGCCCATTTCGGTGCCTCGGTCGGCCAAACGCTGGTCGCCACGCGCAGCGGCGCCAACACCAGCCAGTTGTTCACGACGCCTTC